CTTCGGTGTTACACAACCGCTAGCTCCGATCGATCTGCGAATCCGCGCAGACCACGGCGCAACGCAATGGTTCAGCTGAACACCACTGCGTCACGTTTCTCAACCGGGGAGCTGATCCCCCGGCTATGCGCGCCTGGAAAGCGCATAACGTTTTACGACCAGGCTATACACAGATTATCTACAAAGCAGCAAAGACCTCGCGATCGAGGCCAAACCACTCGAGATTATCGCACGATATTCGGTCGTATCCGAAACTGCCATCGAGTATATATGCGGTGAAGTGCCGCTCCCATCTCCTCTGGGCTTCCGGCATAATTCCCGTTCTCTTAGCAAAATCGGCACGGAGATTCTCGTCTACTTCCGCGGTGCGAGTCGCGTCAGCAGAATCGAGTTTGAGATCGTAAAGAATGAACCGATCTTTCTTAACATGGGCCATAGCCTTGTTAATGAGCGGTTGGCTGCCCAAGTGCTTGATGAATGCCTGACAGATAGGGCCAATGATAGGCGTCGTTCCGTCGGTGTAATTGTAGCTGAGAGCCTTGGACAGTAAAAGCATTTTGAGATCTCCAACAGACAACGAAATATGAAACTTGGATAAAGTACGAATGGGATCGCAGTAAGACGCGATTTTGTTGTCTGGAGTGACTGAGAGGAACCGGCCGCAGAATGATGCCTGCGTCAGGTCGTTAGTGACGAACGACTTGATTTGGAACCCCATGCAGTCGAACAGCTGCGGGCGAACAACGAGATGAGATTCGGGTTGGTTAAGCCCTACCAGTCCATCATCTCCTTCATGGACAGAGTTGAACACAGAATCTTCAAACACAAACCACGTGTTGAAGTAATTGATGAGACCATTCGCTATCGACGTGTGGGAATCACCAGAACATCTGGTGCCAAGGATCTTGTAACATAGCCCACTATCGGAAATACCGAAAGTATCAGCTGCAAGATCCAGGGCCCTAGTGAACCATTCATCTCCTTTGAAAAATGAAAGAAGAATCGGGTCCTGAACACATTTGATCCAATCATATGAGATTGTCATGTCG